CACCCATACAATGATAAACTTGTTAATGTCGGCATTGATGTTTCAAATTTAGATTACAAGTTTATTTCCTACATGAATTTATCTTATAAAACATTCTATTGCTATAATGGTACTTGGTTTTTGAGTTTTTATAAAGATACAGGCGCTCCGCTTTTGCAAAATACAGAAATACCTCAAGATTTTTTAATGAAATCAATCACAGCATATTATTTTGAGGAGAACAGAATGATAGTCCTTTACAATGAATCGGGGAATATTATAGTAAAATGTTTTCCTACAAAACGCCCGAAAGATTTAACGGCTCCTCTTTGGCAAAATATGATCAATGGTTACGGTTATTTGGGCGAGAAAGGGATTGAGATTACTGATGATGATAAAAACTTAATCATCAAATTGAAAGAACCTAAAATAGAATACAAATACAGAAAATCGGACGGACTGATTGTTCGATAAAATCTTTATCTCCATTCGTATTTGATAATCCCCAATTATCAATAAGATAAGAACTATATTCCTACTCAATAGAAATTGAATACAGTTCTTTTGTATGTAAATATGTTATAATCACATAATTTTCATATGAAAGAAAAGATATTGTCAGCCTTAAAAACTAAGTATAAAAACCTAGGGTTTGGGGAGAAAGCCTTTTCGGGGGTGGCCGATTATTTAGCTGCAACCGTAACGGAGGAAGATCAAATTGAAACCGCCATTGGTGGGGTCGAAAATTTGCTGAAAGCTTTTCAGGGAGATATTGACAACCGAGTTAATACGGCCGTAGCAAAAGCCAAAGCAGAAAAAGGGGGCGACTCAACGCAACCAGATAAAAAGGAAAATCCAGGTGAAGGAAATGAAATGTTGAAGTTGCTCCAGGAGATGCGACAAGAAATCACAACATTGAAATCTGAAAAGCAGCAAGAAACATTAGCTCAAAAATGGGCTAAAGCCGTATCCGACAAGGGTATCAAAAATGATAAACTTCGCGATAAATGGCTCCCAAAATCAGAAGAAGAGTTTGAGGATAGTTTGAATGATTTAGTCGAGTTCAACAAGACTATTTCAGTTCAGGAGGCCAATAATAATTCTACTGGAAAACCTGCTGGTTCCGCTTCATCTGATAAAGTTTCCAAAGAAGTACAATCGAAAATTGATGGTTGGAAGGGGACGAAAGAAACCGCAAAAGAAAGTTAGAAATGAAATCAATTACGTCAACTGTTTACGGGGGAAGTATCCCTGTTTTCCAAATTGATGACGCTACTCGCTCCGTACAAGGTGGTTTTACCTTGGACAAATCAAATGTTTCCGTTGGAGACACTATCGGGCGTGCTACTGTCATCCAATTTGATGAGGCGAATCGATCAGCTAAAGTCGTTAAAACGGCTCGAGTGGTTGAGAATGCCACAGCCTCGGCAACGGCTTATAAAGTTGCTAAAGGTAGTTTATTCGCGGTCGGTGGAAAGTTCGGAGGTAAAACAATTGCCTCTTTCGATAAGACGGATGCCAATTTCGATTTGGTGACTGTAGATGCGACAATCGGTACCGCTCAAAAGGTGGGTGATGTGATCGTGGAAGATGCAACCAACGAATTTGTTGCATTAAACTACTTAGAATTCAAAGTACACGACGGAGATAACGAAGTAACTCTATTACAGTCGGGCACTGTTTACGAACGCCGTACCACCGGTATTGGCCCTGTTCTAGGAGCTAAAATGCCTCGTGTTATCCGCTCACAATCTTATTAATAGAAAATGGCAGAACAAGAAAAATTAGATGGGTTCCTGGCACAATTGCAAGTGCCCTTAGATGTGATCCTCGAGCGAGTGAAAGCGGAGTTGAAAACGCCATTGTGGTTCACAAAATACTTTGCTTTTGCACCAAAGCAAGTCTCCTTGGATTTCGCCACTATTTTCAGTGACGAAACTATCGAGGAAATGGCTGCAGTAATCCATGACGGCTCCGAAATCCCTTTGATGGGGAAAGATGCCCTTGGTAAACTACAAGGGGAAATGCCGACTATTGCCATCGCTATCGATATGACCGCAAAAGAGTATCGGGATTTAATCCAATTGCAGGCGTTGGTAAATGTCAACGATCAAACAACGTTCAATGCTATCCTAGATAAGATCTATGAGAAAGCGGAGAAGGTTGCGAGCTCCGTTTTACGTCGTATCAACGGAATGGCATTGCAAGCGGTATCAACTGGTACAATTATCCTCGATACCAATAATAACCCCAATGGTGTAAAGTGGACTTTGAATCTTGGTATTCCAGCGGCGAACATTCGCAAGGTTGCTAAGAAATGGAGTGATCCAACAGCAAAGATTTTAACCGAAATCAAGAAAACTAACAAGGAGTTCCGAGACAAAGGTAAGTTCCTTGAAAAGATCTTGGTACACGACACTTTGTTTGATCGCATTCTCGATAACGACGAGATCAAAGCAGGTTTGAAGCAAATCATGAAGCTTTCAAACGACGTTAGCGTGGACTTTTTGACTACTGAGGAATCAGTAAACAAGATGATGCGCCAATTGCGTTTGCCATACTTCGAGATCGTGGAGGCTGTTACTCCGGTTGCAAAAGACGGCGTTAAATCTTTGGTCAACTCATGGGCGGTGGACAACGCTGTATTTATTCCTGCAGGTAATCTTGGTTTGGTTCATAGTGCTTTCAATAATGAAGTTCTAATGGGACAGCCTTCAGTTTACCAATACGGCAGTATCATGGGAGTTCAGATTATGCAATGGTTCCAACGTCGTCCGATGACAGAGTATACAGCAGCTGAGTTTATCGGTATTCCTGGGCACTCTCAAGTGAAAAACGTGGTGATCCTCCAAACTGAAACGGTGTAACGATGACAAAAAAAGAAGCCTTTTTGAATGTAGTGCAAGTTGGGTCGGTAGATGAAAGCACCGCCCAGCTGTACTTATTGGCCTCAAAGATAAACGGTGACGACGAATATACGGGTGATCTTGCTGAGCTGGAAAAGTGTGCAATCCCGTGTCTTCAATCCCTTTTGCCAGTCACTTCCCAAGGGGAAGGGGCATGGTCCGAGGGTCGAAACGTTGAGGGTATAAAACAAAGGCTTCTTTTTTTAGCGCGTAAGTATTCGGATAAGGCAGCTTTGGCCGAATTGACTCCAACTATTAAGCGAATCAGGAAATGGTAAAGAAACGGGCTCATTTTATTCGGTACAAGGAAGTATCAGTTGTCGGTGGTGGTCGTGATGAAAATGGAGATTGGATTGAAGGAGAGGTAACGGAGACGCCCATCACAATAAGCTGCAGGGCCGACGTCAATACAGCTGGTCGAACGGTTCCGAATTATGAAGGTCAGGATTTCGTCTATAGTTATGAGATCTTCCTTGATAAGATGCCTGACAGTTTGAAAAAGGGAGTGGAGGTTGAGATCTTGAAAGGCGATAAGGTTGTGTTGACTGGGTCAGTGATTATGCCTTTTGAGTATCAAACCCATTGTAGAATATGGATTTAATATGAGAGCACGATTTACGCCTAAGCAAGTCCGCGAATACCTCGAAATTGAGAAAATGAAGTTTCATCGCGCAGTGGTGAAGGAGCTTAGTAAGGCGGGCAAAGAGTTCGTGAGGTTGGCAAGGGGAAAGCGCGCCAGTGAGGGTGGATTCAATGACGTTACAGGTAACCTAAGAAGCTCAATTGCTTTCGCTGTCATCTACCGCGGTAAAATTATGGCCAGTAATTATGCTAGTAATGGGACCGCCGAGGGGAAGAACCAGGCCAAAAGACTGATAAGTGAAATGAAATCACAATACTCCGAAGGTTATGCCTTATTAGCGGTGGCTGGGATGGATTATGCGACTAAGGTTGAATCTAAAGGAAAAGATGTGATTTCCGGATCATCTCTCATAGTGGAAGAAATGCTGAGGACAGCAATAGATAAACTGAAAAATGATTACAAGTAGCGAAGCTGTTGATATACTTTATTTGTACTTGAAAGGTTCCGAATTATTCTCTGATTCTAAGAAACCTACAGGAGAATTATGTAAAGGCGATCGAAAGGAAAATTCAAAACTTGAAGATGTCGTAATCAATACCTTGGGACTAAATCGTAATCCCGTTCAAAGTGGATTTATCTATCTCAACCTCTACGTTAAGAACCTTGATCCTTTAAGAGTTCCTGACATTGGTACCGGCAAGAATATGCGTGATACTGCTAGGCTGAAATATCTTTCAAAACTCGCACAGAAAGTCCTTGAGGGAGATAATGGTGAATTATGGATTGGGCAAGATGTGTGCTTTGAGATCGAGTCTGATACAATCGAAGAGGATGGGGATATGCACTATGCGAGCTTTAAAATAGAATTTATATCAATTAGATAATTTAAAAAAGAAATAAGATGGCTAGAAAAAAGAATATTTTGGGCCTTAAAATCGTTTTGATGGGCGCTATCGGAGCTGATGGTGGTATGGGCACGGCCCTTACTGAAATCCTCGGCGATACTGTGAAGGGGTCAGCATCCCTCATTCTTAACGAAGGTACGACTGAAACCTTGGAGGTAGAGGAGTATGATGAGGCATTTGATGAGGTTGATACAGCGCCTGCAAAATGGGTATTCCAACTTGAATCCTACAACGTGTCGGCGAAGGCACTTAGTGAGTTGGGCGGTGGTGAATTTACTGCCGGTGCTTCCGGCGCTGGGGACAGTATTGAGATGGATGTTCCGGAGGCAGTGGAATTGTCCGTTCAAATTGAAACCCGTAATGGAGCTAAATTTGAAATCCCTCGCATGAAAGTGCGTATTAAACCACAATTCGACTTTATGAAGGCGCAATTCGGTAAAGTAATCATTACCGGGACGCCATTGAAGCCAACGAAGGCAGGAGTAGCGACAATCACGAAGATCGATGCTGCAGCATAATAACAACGGCTAGCGTGTCTAGCCGTTTTATTTTCTCTTTACATGGAAGAAAAAGACATCAAAAAAAAGGCAATCAAAACACTTATTGATGCAAGCGAGGAAATTACCATTCCTCTTTTGCCACGAAATTGGTTTGATAGCCTCCTTCAAAAGATACGCTTGAAGAAAAAGGAGCTGAAATTCAATCTTCGAAAAATCCGTGTCGGTAATCGCGAGCGGATTGCCGCTAAACTATTTGATTTTCCTGAGTTCGAGCGGGACCAAACATACATCTATAAGCGCGTATTCCAATTGACCGTTGATCATCAAGAGACAATGAATTACGTAGTTGCTGTGGCTTTACAGAATGATCGTAATGAGCCATCAAAGCAGCTATTGGATGCTGTGAAGTGGATCGATGACAAGTTATTTGCGTACATACTAGAACAAGCAATAAGCTCTGTTGACGTAGAAAATTTTTTGAGCTCTATCGTCGTAATCTCCGGAACGGCAAAGTTGATGAAAACGGAGAACCAATTGACGAGCCTGTAAACCTGGGGGATAATAGCCCATGGTACCGAATACACGATTATAGAAAATATTACCGAGAGAAAAGAGATTACGTCCTATGGCAACTTAGCTGGGACAATATGATAATGGAATTACTCGCTGTTCCATCTGCGGAAGAAAATAATGAGGTGGAAACACAGGAGGAAGAAGACGAATTTTTCAAACAAATAATGTGATTTTCACATTTTTTACATTATAGCGAATGAGATTAGATTGGGATGCGTATATCAGAGATACTGAGTTCATGGCGACTATCCGCCGTATTGAACAACGAGTAAATGACCTTTCTCGTAATGTAAATAATAGGGGTAGGGATATGGAGGCTGTATTTGATCGTTTAGCGCGAACAGCCACGGCATTTCTCTCTGTAAACATGATGGAAAATTTCATTTCCAAGATGATCTCTGTTCGTTCCGAGTTCCAACAACTGGAAATAGCCTTCACAACCATGCTTGGGAGTAAGGAAAAAGCCGATAAATTAACTCAAGATCTTATCCAGTTCGCAGGTACAACACCCTTCGGAATGAAGGACACGGCTGACGCTACAAAGCAATTACTTGCTTATGGTTCCGAGGCAGGAAACGTAAAGAATGAATTAAGGATGCTTGGGGACGTTGCTTCCGGGGTATCTCAACCAATCGGAGAGCTTGTATATCTCTATGGAACTTTACGAACACAAGGTAGGGCCTATATGATGGATATTCGCCAATTCGCAGGCCGTGGTATTCCAATTTACCAGGAGCTTGCCAAAGTTCTTGGCGTAAGCAAAGACCAAGTTAATGCCCTTGTTACGGCTGGTAAAGTAGGGTTTAAGGAGGTCGAGCAAGCTTTCAAAAATATGACCGCCCAAGGTTCTATGTTTGGCGGGTTGATGGAAGCTCAGTCCCACACTATCCAGGGAAACCTTGAGCGTCTGGGTGACGCGTTTGACCAAATGTTGAACTCAATGGGTAAGGACTCTGAGGGAGTTATTGGGTTAGCGATCTCGGGGCTATCCACCCTCGTTGAAAATTATGATAAAGTCCTAGCAATTATGCTTGGGCTTGTCACCACATATGGCGTCTACAAAGCCGCTCTTATTGCCACTGCTGCATGGGAAAGCTCATTGACCCTCATAACCACTGCCAGACGTGTTGCCGCCCTTGCACTTGGTACCAGCGTTGCAAGTCTGACCGCCGTAGAGGTATTGCATTACACCGCCCTTATCATCGCGGAAAAGGCGCAGCGACTTCTTAATGCTACGATGTTGGCAAATCCATATATTGCCGTCGGGGCTGTAGTTGCAGGTCTAATTGTGACAATGTACTCCCTAGAAAAGAGTTTGACAGCTTCGCAGCAAGCACAGCAAAACTTCACAGACGGTAATCGTAAGGCTATTGAGTCTATGGAGGCTATGAAGACCAAGGCTACCGAGTTAACTAACATTGTTAGGGACAAAACAGCTACTGATTTTCAAACAAACAAAGCCTATGAAGAGCTGCAACGACTATATCCGAATTTACTGGCTAATATGTCCAAAGAGGCCTTTCTGAAAGAGGAGTCGACCAAACTGCAAAAGGAACTTAACAACGAAAATGATAAGTCGAGCCTTTCTGTTTTATCGAATCGTTATGATGAAGCGAAGAACAAGGTAGCTGCAATGACGAAAGAGTTGGAAGGGCTTAAGGTTGCTATGAGGAACGACGGTAGTGGAGGCTCCGGAGCAGCATATTCTAAACTGTATAAAGAACTTGAAGCTGCAAAAATAGAGGCGGGATTGTTAGGTGAAGAACTTCGTAAGCAACAACAGGAATACGCTTATTCGTTAATGAACGACGATCAAAAATTGCAATTCCTACAAGCTCAAAAAGCGGAAATAGAAAAACAAAGGGACGCGATACTCAAAGTCAATCCGCAAATCAATGACCAGAACGCAATATTTGGTATCATCCAGGATAAGACACTTACCATTGCATCAAATCTAAATAGCTGGAACCTTGTTCGCTTCAATAATGAGCTGACAGATATTTTAGGAAAAATTAAAGGGATTGAAGATGCGAATAAAAAAGACCCAAATGCAGGTGTAAGGTCTGAAAATTGGTTCAACGATGAAATTAAAAAGTTAAAAGAAGCTAACGCTCCACTAAGTGTGTACAGCCCAGAGTATAAGGCCAATTTGGCGCAAATTAAAAAGCTGGAAGATGAATTAGCCAAAGCTCAAGGTAAAGAAAAGAACACTAGCGCTCGCCAAGCTACTCAAGTTTACAATGCTCAAGAACGCTATTTGGGTATACTTAAGGATATTGAAAAAACAAAATCGGAATACAGCACTTCCCAACTTTCCCGTGATCAACAAGAGATCGCAGGCATAAAGGCGAGATACAAAGTGTTGCAGGATGAAATAGCAAAATTCAATCGAAATCCGAAAAATAAAAAGAAAATATCAGCAGGACAGATCCAGGAAGTTAACGACGTACGGGACAGAGAAATTCAGGACACGATCTACAAGCAGCAAACTGAAAAAAGGCTGAATGCTTATCAAAATGATTACGACAACTATGTAAAGTATGAGGATCTGAAAAGAGAATATGGAGATAAGGTTGCCGATGCTCAATTAGGTCAATACAAAGGCACTTTTGAGAAGATTGCGGGCGAATATGGCGGCTTACTGACCAAGCAAAAGACTGTTGGTCTTAATGTATTCGAAAAAGATCGCCTCGATAGGCTTTTTGAGATCATTAAAGACAATGGTAAGCGGTTGAAGGAGTACGATACAACGCAGTACACCGAAGCTTTAAAGGCAGCTCAGACACTCAATGACAAGATTCTCGAAATTGAAAAGGATCACCAAAAAAAGATGAAGGAACTTCGAGATAAGGGAGAATTAACACCTGAACGTGAAAAAGTTCTGAATAAAGATAAAGACCTTAAAATTTCCAAACTCGCGACAGACGAACTAACCAGCTCAATTGAATGGGAAAAATTGTTTTCAGGCATGGATGAGATGGGAGCGAAGCAGATCGAAAAACTCATATCTATTATTCAAAAGAACTTCGAAAAGCTCAAAGGTAAGTTCGATCCTATCGATCTCGAAAATTTAAAAAGGCAATTAAGAGAGGCGCAAGATACCTTGATAGGTAAAAATCCATTCGCGGAATTAGGCCGGGCGTTAAGTGGAATATTCAAAGGAGCATCGGAAGAGAGTGGCCAGACTGCCGAAGACATTCGAAATCATTGGAAAACATTGTCTAAAGCAACAGCGAAAAGCTTTGACTTTATCGCAGATGCAGTTAATTCAGCTGAATTTCTCCGAGAGGCCTTAGGGGATGTTGGGGAAGTTGCGATGGGTAGTTTAAGTGCTATCGCAGCAACAGCGGATGCCGTTTCCCTTGCAATGCAAAAGGCCGAGACAGCCTCGGTTATATTGGCAATCATAAAAGCTGCCCTAGTCGTTATGCAAGCTGTCACCTCAATTTTGGATCGAGGTTCGAAGAAACGTAATGAGGAACTTAAAAAAGAACAAGAATACTACAATACTCTATCTGAGACGTTCGACATACTTATTGATAAGCAGAAGGAACTTTTTGCCGTAAAATCGAACAAAGAGTCAATGGATGCTTATAGGGAAGCCCTTGATCTAGTTAACTCTAAATTGATTGCGAATCGAAAAAGCCTTGAAGCTTGGTTTTCTCAGGGTGCAAGCCTGTTCAAGCATTCGAACTGGTATAATTACGACAAAGAGCTTGGCGATGTAATTAGCAGACAGCAACTCCTGAATATGACCAGTCAAGAGTGGGAAAATCTTTTATTAAAACAGCCTGAAATCTGGGCCCGCTTACCGGAAGAAGTCCGCAAGTATGGACAAAGTATGATTGATGCTAAGGAGCAGGCGAAAGACTTGAAGGATGCGTTGCAAGAAGCATTGTCCGGAATATCAATGGATGATATCAAGGGAGAGTTTGAAAACTTGTTTTCCCAGGCGGACCTTACATTTGGGGATATATCAGATTCCTTTTACAAGCATATGCAGAAAGCCGTAATGCGCTTGGTTCAAGATGGAAAGATGACCGACAGTATCAATGAGTGGTACAAAATGGTGACCGAATCAATGGAGGATGGCGACCTTACTAAGCAAGAATCTGATACTCTTAAGGCGCAATATAAAGCTATTGCAGAAGCTGGGAATAAGCGATATCAGGAAATAATGGACTTAATAGGCTATGAAGGAGATACCAAATCGTCCGGCTTAAAAAGTTCAATCCAGCGAGATTTAACAGAGAGCACCGCAAGTGAGTTGGCTGGCCTTGAAAGATCATCATTTGATATAACTAAAAGGATATTTGAAGATGGGCAGAAAAGGACGGCTTTATTAATACAATGTCTTGCGGCTAACAATAGTAAGTTAGCTGCTCTAAATGCGATCCAGGTTAACACCGCCGACACAGTAAAGGAGCTGAAAAGTGCTGTTAGTGAATTGCAAACGATGAATAAGAATATAGGGGGAAGGTATTAATAAATAAAAAATCCCCTCGGTACGGAGGGGATTATGCTGATGCTTGTAAATCCTTATATAGGTTCTCAATCTCTTTAAAGACCTCTAAGATTCTTTCTATACCTGGACAATCATGGTGATATATAAGAGATGTGTAAACATGTCGATCACCTTCAACTATAACATTGTCATACTTTACTAAATCATCTTTAAAATCACATTCCTCATGCCATTTAGTAAATGTTTTATGTCTTCCAGCGGCTTTATCTCCTTCTTCACTACAAATATAAATTACACACTTATCCTTAAAAGCGAAAAAAGTTTTTACAATTTCATACACTGTCGCTTTTATTCGAGGATCATGACCTGGTTTAATGCACTCGCCCCTCAGGATACTAAGGGTGTATAAGTTGTCAAAATTCTCGCTAGATAATAAAGTTAAATTATGGTCTTCTGTAAAAGCAATTCTATAGTGAATGTCTTTATCAGTGGAAAAAGAGTAGATAAATTCTTGCCCCTCTTCCTTTTCGAAATTATAATGGTTTGGCAAGCTTTACTCCTTTTGCTTCCAATTCTTCCTTAGTAATTTCCCCTTTCAAAAATTTAAGAGTTTCCTCTTTCTGCGCAAGAGCTCGGTTAATGGCCTCCATTACCTTCTCTTTTGTGATTGTAGGTTTCATGACGATAATTCTCTTGTGTATGCTCATAATCTATTTAGAACTACTGTTTCCCATAAAAGGTTTAAAAATAGTGCCAAATAATAAGTATATACTAGAGAAAACTGTGATCATGCAGCCGCTCTAGAACATGCTTATGAAACAAGTTTAAAGTATAATTTTTAAATTGTCAATACTTAATTTAAAAGTACCTATATATAGAGTAGCAGTAAAAATAATAGTTATAATAGATGCTAATAGATATAAATAGATACACTTTTTAGCCCCGTACAAAAGTTTTTATAAAATTGGTGCTCGCCAAACATGTCCAAACAAAATAAACTCTTACAAACAAGATAAATAATGTTAAACAAAGTGAAATAAAATTGTCACTTTTTTAGGACATTGTATATATGTAACATGTAATGGGTGACATCCTTACCAAAACCGTAATTTTCCTCAATAATTTATTCCATATATTTGGGAGAAAAAAATAAATATGAAAAGTATATTAATCGTTTTTATGTTGTTAGGAGGATTAGGGATTGTCCAGGCACAAGATATAACCCAAGTTGGGGCCTCAATAAATGGTACAAAGGTTACTATTAATGACAAAAATCCTGTAGGCTTTAAAGACAGTATCGATGGTGTAAATTTTAGAGTTGGAACAATAAGTGATGTGGGGGTGAATGTAGATGTAGCAAATAATTCTGATGACATGGTTTCTTTTTCATACAGTGACAGCTATTTCATTGTGGATGGTAAGACTGAAACGATTATTTCCGGAAAGACTTTGATGATCAATAAAGACAAACCTATCCAGGACGTCAAGATTGCTCCAAATACTTCTGTTAGATTGGAATTAATTAACAAGGAGCGTACCGAAGATTACGGTGCAATTTGGTATATGTTTAGTAACAAGAAAGCCAACAGCGTATTTAAAAATAATAAAGCGTCAGACAAGGTCTCGATGGTATTAGTTCTAAGAAAGGAGAATGGAGATAAAATTAAAAAAGAAATTATCTTTACAATTCGAGGTTCAGCTGAACTGAAAGAAATAAAGAAAGCACAGAAAACATCTTAGTTTTTTACTAAGAATCAGAAATAAATAAAAAGCCTCGTGAGAGGCTTTTTTGTTTAATAACTCTAACATATCAAACATAACTGATACTTTAAAACTCCAAAATAGTCAAGTAATTCATTCCTTTGTTAATGTGAAATAAGCATATTTTACATATTTCAATGTTTTTATTTCTCTGATATAAAAAGCATCATTTTAGGAGGTTATTAATGTTTTTGATTAATGGGCAGGATATTAGTTCCTTGGGTATGTACTTCAAGAAGGGAACGATCTTTAAGGAATTATTAAAGATGCCCAAACCAAAAGAACGGCAGCTGAATAATTGGTCCGACGAGAACGGATATGACTACGATAACTTGTCCCCAACGTATTTTGAGCCGTTAGAATACAACCCAACAGTATACTTAGTTGCAAATAATCTTTCCCAGCTAATAACTAGACGCGACAGTTTAATAGCTCTTTTAAACGATCCCGAAGGGTTCACTCTGACATCAATTACTCTAGGAAAGGATTACTTGCTTCGCTTTGTCGATAGTGGTCAATTCAATGATTTAACTCCTGTTTGGAAAGGCAGGAAGCTTTTCTGCGAAATACAAATGAAATGGATCAATAATCACGAGCAAGCTGAAGAGTACGGAGTTCTGTATGATGATAATGACGTTCCAATCTTAGATGAAGAAGGACATTACATAATTGTAAAAAAATAAGATATGATAAATAAGAAGTTTTATCGATCAGATGATGGAGAAATAGTCCAAAAGAGTGTTTCTACGTTGATGGAGTCTACAGATACCAACGATAATAAAGTCCATTTCCCTTCGGATGCAGAAGAAGTTACAGATGTAGAAAAAATCAAAAATAGCCCTTTCCTCTCTGTAGATCCGATTACAAAGAAAGTTACTAAAGTATTAGGTAGTAATCTCGGCTCGTCCTCAGGTATTAGTCTTGAGCAATTTAAAGACGTTATGCCTGTTGGAAAGGACATTATCATATCTCATGAAAATACTCCATTCGCCCGTGTAAGGTTGAGCGATGAAAAGCCTGTTTTCGATTTGTCAATTATCGATGTAAAAGACGGTGTCTCTGGAAAAGTCATAATCATACAGGATGGCTATAGACAGGTAGCACTTGATTCTAAAATCATAGGGTCAATTGATCTACCTTTGAAGCCTGGAACAATGATTCTTTGTTCATACAACGTCATCGGCGAACAAATTTTCCTTCATAGCGATATTATTCTCGGAGATACTGAGGCAATGGTCGTGTCTCCTATCACTGATTTGACAGTAAGGTATTACGACAATACCTCTGTTTCTTTTCAGTGGACAGCTCCTCATGCTGAAACTCTTGATTCGCCAGTTACCTATTATGATATTAGGTATTCGAATAATAAAATTAATCCCGAGGATTCTGTTGCTTGGAACAGTATAAAGAGAGTAGCGAACACCCTTGTTCCTCTTTCGCCAGGGGAATTAGAGTCATTTACAGTAATCGGTCTAAAGCCTGGCACGAATTACTATTTCTATATTAAATCAGCGAAAGTAACTTTAGGGCTTACAAACTTCTCGCACGCTTCCAATGAGCTGTTCATTAAGACAAACGGAGCGGCAAATATTGACGAAGCGACATATAATATTCCTATTGAAAATGCTTCCTTATATCCTCAACATTATTCTTATGTGACTGATTCCGCAACCGGCCGAGTAGCAAGCATTGATAACATTGTTGACGAAAAGGATAAAAATAGCTTTTTACCTACAGGTTACCCTGATACTACCAAAAAAGATTTCGAGACTTATTGGTTAACATATAAATACAGTAGAGATACTGCTCCTTTCTATATTGACATTGATCTTTATCAGATTTATCGTTTAGATCGCATTTATATATATAGCGCTACAAAAACGATTGCCTCAATCTATGGAAGTAAAGGGTTTGGTTACCCATGGGTCAAAGTTGGAGAAATGAACTCCGAATTTAATGCGTGGGCATATGTAAACTTCGAGAAGGGAGAGTACAGAATGATTCGTATCGGCTATGACATAATTGATTTCGGGTCAATGTCAACTAGTCCATCTATGCCAGCAGGTACCGAAGCTTTTCCTGATCCACAATACGGAACAACGGAAAAGATCAATAACATGCTTGTTTATGGGCTACCCCTTTCAAAACCGGATAAAATCCATGAACCTCTAAGGAGAACTACGGTAAAGAAAACTGTTGACGAGTTCTTTAATGTAAATGGTCACGCGTATCAACAAGGACGGATTCATGCGCTTTCGGGCGGTTCTAAACCTCGTATATACATACACTTTGGCCAGTTTGCACAGTTTGATATAAATGGCTCGTTAATTATGCCTACCTCTATTCAAGGGCTTAAATTTCGGGTAAATGACATTGGTTGGGTAAAGAGCAACAGTGGACTGAATGAAGGCCTTGAGTACAATCTAAGGGAAACATACAGCAAGTATGGTCTGAGACCATATTTGACAAATACAGGTGTATTTGATCCTTGTTATTATGATCAGAATAATAAAAAGCACAATAGGCCTCATGATGACTACTGGTACCCGAACGCTTGGAGGCCGGTACCGAAACGCGGATATGACGGTTTGGAAAGATATTATGCTTCTACCAAAGATCCTGCAAAATATCGTACATACAGCAAGCTTGCTTATGCTTTGGGGGCAAAGTATGGTAATAACCCTAATCTATCAGGAGAGGGTTTGTTTTGGCCTTTAACCGAATCAACTACTACTGGTCTTAACCTAATATCAGGTTTAGAGATGGAGAATGAGCCTGACGCTAACTGGAATGGGTGGATTGGTTATCAAAACAGCGAGGAGTATGCTGCAGTTATGTCGGCTTCTGCGGATGGCCATGGCAATACGATGAAAGATGAATCGGGTAAAAATCTTGGAGGAATCAAGGCAACAAATATCTTATCAGTCAGCTCTGGCACTGCAGGCATAAACAAGGGGTACTACTTTTCAGCTATTCATTGGTGGAAAGCACATCGTAACGATGCGAACGTACCCGTGGATTCTTTCTCATTACACCGATATTTTTCAAATGTGGGTAACCAGGGTACAACATCACAGGAGTCGGTTAGATATGGTGTAACTTTAGAAAGTTCTTTAAGTCTCGGTGATACTGGAGGATCTGTACTTGATATTGTCAAAATCAGAGATAGGATCAGCTATAAAACTGAGCTTTGGCTCACGGAATTTGGATGGGGAGAGTCAGGGGCAGAGGGCACAAAAAGCTCTTATCAATGCTATACACAACCTGGTCGAGTTCTTAATGGTTGGATTATTCCTGATAGGCACCGATCAGAAGTTAAAGGAGCATGGACAGTTAGGGCAACTCTTCAATTAATGGCACTTGGTTATGATATGTGTAACTACTATTCTACAGAGTGTGAAAATAACTATTTCGATAATAGTAGATATGGTACTGGTCCAGGCTTTGAAATGTTTCATTGGAATGATATTTCAGATACTACACCAGGTGCAAAGGCTACATACATTAAACAATTTGAACATCAATTTGAAAGGGGAGGATTTGCTTCGTTAGGGTTGTTTGGTCAAATGCTTGGAAATGGTGCGTATCCTATTACTAATGCTTATTGGTGGACTGCCACAATGCGTAACGCCCTTAAAGGATATGTATTTTATGGTAAAAAGAAGGTAGCGTCGGACTCTAAAATTGAAGTTCTCGCATTTAGAAAACCGGGAGAAGAAAAAGGAGCCTATGTTGTTTATTATAACGACATGGTTAACACTGGGGTAACAGATGTAGTATTATCTATTCCAGATGCGGCAGAAAATGTTGAAAAAGTCTCTGTATATCTTCCTCAGATACCTAATCCGTTGAATGTACCGCGGTCTTTAGGTAATGATCAGGCTCGGACTGGTTTGCCCACTAGCAGAAGGGAAAAATATACAGGCGGCCAGTGGGTTGTTGTAAATAAGAAATATGATGGAATAAACCACTCGTCATATACGAACGCACCTGCAAACTATCCAACAACTCCGAAAGAGGGTGACGAGGTTACAACGCTTCCAACTTTACAGGAAAATCCCTATTTTCCTATTGTGGGGCCTGTTCAAGCGAGGGCATCATCTCATGAATTAAATCTTAGCGCTCAACAATACGAACAGTCTTACGACGACGGAGGCGTTACGAAGTGGGAAGCAAAGAATAACCAGATTCTTTCATGGCGCCAGGTCGATGCTGTTTGTGATTTTATTGAACATACTGTTGAAGGTAGAAAGGGAGCAAATGGAGTTAAATCCACAATAAACAAGCTTGCAGGTAAGATTACTGTAAATGTTTCGGAATTTCCCGAATTTTATTTATTTGACGGAATACCCGAGATAGATTTCGAATCAAAAGTCACGGATCTTTCCGCGACTCCTATCAATGACAGTATCATCGATCTATGGTGGAATAATACAAATGTTGAAGATACTGGATATGACATATTTATTTCCAATTTACCAGAGACAGGGTTTACATTGAATTCTAGCGTAGATGCTGGTAGTGAAAATAAAGTAAGAATACAGGGGTTAGCCGCCAATACTACGTATTATTTTAAGATTCGTCCGAAAAAAGGTAGTGATTTATTTGGGCAAATGAGCGATGAAGTAGGTGTACAAACTTTCAGTTCCTTGCCGGCTCCGACCAATTTAAAAGTCGTTGGCCGTACAACGAATCAAATAGCCATTTTTTGGGATTATCCTGCTGGACAAGTTGCTGACTTTATGTACTATGGAATTTATCGAATGGATTCGAGTTCGGTTTACGCTCTAGTTGGTAGAGTTGAAAACCTAAATACCCATTTATATATCGATACAGGATTAAGTGTTGGAAAAGGTTACCAGTATAAAATTCGGGCTATTGGATTAAACGGCGTAAGTCCCTATTCAAATGAAATTGATACGAGGACGTTATTACCAGAGGAGATGCCGCCAGCGCTAAAGCAAGTGGCCACTGACAAATTGGGGATCAAAATAAGCATTCAGTTTGATATGAATGTAGATTTGATAAACTCTGACCATTCGTTTGTCGTTATAGTGGCCCAATATCCGTTTGATTCAGAGGACCCGGATTTAAAAACTGAGGTGAAGTATACAGATATGTATGTATCACCCGAAAATCCAAATACAATTATTTTAACTTTTCCAAGGTTCTCTTTACCGGAATACAACAGATTAGATCGTGAAGTTAGATTAAGTTATAATGGTAGCAACGTTATATCATCGCAAGGTAATATACCTCTACAAACATTTACCGATTTCGCAGTTAAAAATAAAAATGGAGATTTCACTGGTATATCTAGAATATTTCAATTGAACCTTACTGATGAGGCTAACATGGAAGCCGATGAAAGTGGATGGAATAACCTTTTATTTGCCAATGGTCAAGTTGAATATTCTAATATCAAAACCAATAAAAATGAGTCTTCAGATTTAAAGGTTATTAAAGTTGATAATGCTTCTACTATTAAATGGGGAGGCATCGGTGGTGGAGCAACAACTATATCTGATATAGCCAAAAAAAGTATTTGGAAAAAAGCATTCTTAATGGCTTTTGGTGCTAAAGCAAATGAAACCACAAAGGGAAGGTTAACAATTCAAAACTTAGACCCTGATAAGGTATATAGGATTGATGCTTATGGTGGTGTACCGGATAATGATCCTAATCTAAAGAAACCTTTAAGATTAAAGGTTGGAAGTGTATATTCTGAGACTATAGAGACGGCTCTGAACAGGTCTAAATATTTCGTGATAGACACAATCAGAGTTGGGCCATCAGCAACAATTGATATTGATTTCATCTCAATGTATGCTGCAAATTCTCAAAATAATACAGCATACCCTGGTATCAACTTTATCACTTTGACGGAAATGGATAATCCCGATGATCAGGTTAATAAGGAATTGCTGTTACGTGGAATATCTGTCGCTCCCATTAATCCAAACGGAGACTTAGTTAATGCCACTGTTCAGGTAAGTTATAATATTATTGGGGAAGCCAACAGATATAGAATATCAGAAAGCCCAACTATGGAAGATGTGCCTTGGATAAACATTAACGCAAGTTCAAATCTTGTATTTCCTTACACATTGTCGAATCCTTCGGCTGGCAGTACTACAATTTATGTGCAAGCGGCTAATAATAATAATGAGACAGATATACTTTCATATACAGCAGATATAAAACTGGAGTTTGGTTTAGAGTCATTTAATATCAATATCATTAATGGGAAATCAATAACCACAAAAAGGGCCATATTAGCAAATCTTATTTACACTGGAAATGCTTCAGAGTATGCAATAGAAACTACAGATAATTTTACAGCTTCAGAATGGAAGCCATTAACCCCGCAATTTGAGATTATTTTAAGTCCCGGATTAGGAGTAAAGAATCTATTTGCTAGAGTAAGAAATGCTCAAGGAGCCCAATCTCAAACGGAAGTTCATTCTATAGAATTAATAAGCGACATAAATGAAACCGTTATTTTTGATAATGGTACAGGGATTTTTAGCCCAACCAGTAATAAAGTACAACAGGGTAAAATAGGTGATACTGGGTTTTACAGTAGTAAGTTTGACGTTGAGGCCCATTCTGCCGTAAATGCTCAATATGGTTCTCATTACCTCTATAACTCATTAGGGGAATTAACCGATATGATGGTTCACTTCAATAATGACAAGTACCCTATAGTTCCCACGCTTAATTTCAAAAGCGAAAGTACGGCCTTGCAATATCGTGATGGCTATACAATGAACTATGATACCTGGAAACAATTGGAATATCCATTGAATGAAATGGATAATCGTGAAGCAAAATCGCCAGCTAACGTTGGAGAAGCTTTAGGTTATAGAGCAAGGATAGCCATGAATTTACCAGCAGGTAATTATGCTTTGAAGATTATAACATCTATACCTTTCAATGAATTGGCAATACCACAAAATCAGGTTAACAATTCTTTCTTTACTATAATTAATGCTGTCACTAATAAAGAAATCGCTAGAGCTCCAATGGGCCCAGCGGAATGGAATGGGGTTTTAAACTCTACTTTCAATGTGATACTGCCGTTTACATTAACAGAGCCATTTACAGATATATACATATCTCCTTATTCACCAAACTTTCCAAGGTCTCCAATTTATCACAGAATGCTTCTAGTTAAGAATTACGTACTTATTGAGCCATTGTCACTGATGACTGTAACTTTGAACGAAGGAGCGGAATTAACATATACGAATACGGTTTCGGTGTTGCCAGATTATAAAGGTATTCCAACTGAGTATAGGATAGCAGAGACAGCTAACGCTCTATTGGGTGCTCCATGGCTACCATATTCCGGGGGACAAGTAAACTTTGCTTTCACAGATTGGGCTGGACTTAAAAATGTTTTTATGCAATTAAGATCGGCCGATGTTGTGACTGATGTAAAGCATGGAACTATCAATTATGTCAAAGATAATATTGATTCAACAGAATTCACAGTAACAGTACCAGAAGGAGTAGACCCAAATAGTATAACATTAGAATTTCCAAAGAATAAGTTTAACAAAAAGATTTTGTTTAGCTACATCACAGACGATACTTGTTCGATTTATCAATTTATATTCTCAGGTATTAATAAACGATATGTGGCAACGAATGAAACAAGCTTCTTCCACTTAAATTATCCAATATCGCCAGATTTCAC